GGAGATGTATTAATCGCAACCATTGCTAATGGAAAAACTTTTAGTTGGGACTCATCTATTGTAGCAAGATTAACTACTCCTGCTTCACAAATTACTCCAGGTTATCCAACGAATAGTAATCCAACAGCCACAAGAGTTACTTTAATTTCACCAACAACACGTCACTTAATTCATTTAGGAACAGAAACAACTCTTGGAAGCGCGGATACTCAAGATGATATGTTTATAAGATTCTCAGCCGATGAAAGTATTAATGAATACACGGTTGAAGCAACTAACACAGCCGGAACGCAAAGACTACAAGATGGAACTAAAATTGTAGGTGCTGTTGTTGCAAAAGAAAATATTCTGGTCTGGACAGACAACGCACTATACGCAATGAAATTTGTAGGTGCACCATTTACATTTGGATTTGAACAAGTAGGTACAAACTGTGGATTAATAGGACAAAATGCAGCTGTTGAAATAGATGGTGTTGCATATTGGATGTCTAATAATGGATTCTTTTCTTTTGATGGTACTGTTAACTCTTTACCCTGCGCGGTTGAGGATTATGTATTTGACGATTGCGACACAACTAAAGGTCAACAAGTATGTGCAGGAATTAATAACTTATTTACTGAAGTAACTTGGTGGTATCCAACATCTGGTTCTACATATAATGATAGGTATGTTACTTTTAATTATGGAGAAACAAATAAAAATCCTTTACCAATGGGTAATTGGTATACAGGAACTAATACTAATTCAATTAGAACAACTTGGATTGATTCTTTAGTTTATCCAAAACCTTATTCCACAGCTTATGATAGTACTCAATCAGGTAGTTATCCTACAGTAATTGGGGAATCAGGTTTAGGTAGAACTGTATTATTTGAACAGGAAATCGGAACTGATCAAGTTAACCCTGATGGAAGTACTACTATATTAACTTCTTTTATTGAATCATTTAGCTTTTCTTTACAACCTGATCAAAGTGAGGTATTTCTAGCTATGAGAAGATTTTTACCTAACTTTAGAGTACTGCAAGGAAATAATCAGGTAACGGTTGGAGTGTCCGATTATCCAGCAGATAATATGGCAGCTACATCTTTAAGTCCTTTTACTATTACATCTACCACAGAAAAAATAGATACAAGAGCAAGAGGAAGATACGCAAATTTAAAAATAGAAAATACTGGAATTAGTGAAAACTGGAGATTTGGAACTTTTCAAGTTGACTTACAACCAGATGGAAGACGATAATGGCAAAGATAGTAGTAAGATTACCCGAACCTAAAAAAGAATATTCAGAAGATAACCAAAGACAAATTAACAGAGCGTTAACTACAATTATAGAGCAGTTAAACTCTACATATTTAACACAACAAAAAGAGGACCAAGAACGATATACTTGGTATGGATTAGGCTAATGGCAAATATATATAAGAATGCAAAATTAAGTTTAACGAGTTCAGTAAACACTGCTTTGTATACAGTGCCTTCTAATTCAAGAGCTATTGTTAAATCTATTTTAATAGCTGAAGATGCTAACTCTACAGCAACAGCTGAAGTAACTTTAGTGGATGCAGGAGCTACAGCTTATATGGTTGATAAAGATGTTAGCTTAAGTGCTAAAGGAAAAGAACAAGTTATAACAGAACCATTAGTAATGGAAGAAAGTGAAATAATAAAAGTAGATGCAACAAGTGGTTCAGTAGATGTTATTGCATCAATTTTAGAGATAAATAGGGAGGATAGATAATGCCTTTTGTAGAACAAGAAGAGTCATTTGATAAGAAAATAGTTAAGGGTCAAGAAGTACTAATATATAAACCTAGAGTAGAGGTAACGATTAAACATATAGGAACTGGCAGAGAATATATGTCAGATATGGAGGCACAAGCTGACGTAGATAGTCCCCTTACTGATACAAAAAAGGAGCATATATCAAGAAGTGTACACGTTAAAATTCAAAGTATACCTTTGGGTGCAGGTACTAACACTGTATAGGACGTTGACGAATGGATAAAAACCTAGTAAATTGTAAGATACGCGCACATTTACAAGTATCGCACACTTGCCTTTTACTATTAATTTAAAGAGAAACTATGGGATTATTAAAGAAAATATTCAAACCAGTATCGAAGGTATTAGACAAGATAATACCTAATGAAGTAAAGCCTTTCTTACCTTATGCAGCGGCTTTCGCTCCTTATATGTTTCCAGCAATGGGGGCTTCAGGAATAGGTAGTCTTAGCCCAATGATGACAAGGGCTTTAATGTCAGGTGGTTTAAATATTGGTGCCCAACTGGCACAAGAAGGTAGTGAAGGGGATATCAATTTATTATCAGCGGGACTCGGAGCGTTGCAAGGCGCAATGACTACCCCAGGTGCAGCAGATAAATTTCAAGCAATGAAATTTGGACAAGTGCCTGGAGTAACTGAAGGAGCTGGACTAACAGCTGATTTTGTACCAGCAGTGACAGGTTCTACAACAACGATTCCTAAAGATATAGGAATGTTTCAAAAAGCAGCTAACTATGGATTAGAAGGTTTAGCTAAAGGATCTGAGTTTATTGAAAAGATGCAAGGTTCAGATAAATTCGTAGATAAATTAAAATTATATACAGCCCCTGCTACACAAGCAACAGGTGATTTAATGTACGCACAAGGACAAAGAGATTTAAAAGATTTAGCTACTGATGTAGTCGATGAAATGGGTGGTGGATATACTGACGACGCTTACCGAGCAGCGATTAGAAAATCGATGACAGCTTATGGCGCAACAGAAGAAGAAATTGTAGAAGCTATTATAGCAGCCGGATATAAATCTGGTGGAAGAGTAGGGTTAGAATTTGGTGGTATACCTGAAGCAATTGACAATGTTAAGCGAAATGAGATGGAAGAATATTATAAGAAGTTTGCTACGGATAGATACTTATCTGAAATGTTAGAAAGTGGTAGTGGTCTTTTTAATAGAGGAGAAGATTTTTTTAATAGATATGAAGATATGGTTAAAGAAGGAAAATTAGATTCTAGAATGTTTGATATGTTAAAAGAATATAAAAATTTAGAAAAAGAAGCAGAAACAACAGAGGATAAATTTCAAAATATAGATCTTATAGATAAAGCAGAGGAAACGTTAGATAAAGATGCTTTAAAATATTATGATAAAAAATTTAAAGATTTAGAAAAACAAGAAGACGATTTAACCAAACAAGAAGAAGATATAATGGCGCTTGAGAAAAAAACTAATTTTGATGCAAGTGAAATTACAAAAACACCTGATTTTCAAAATTGGTTAAGATTATATGAAACAGACAAAATGAAAGCTTTGGATCATCCTTATGCAGATATATATTTAGGAGTTTTAGGAGTAAAATTAAAAGGTAGAGATAAAAGTTATGACGAAGTAGTAGGATTTGCTGAAGGTGGAATGCCAAGCGTTTTACCTAAAGGAATAGAAGCAGACTATAGAGGTGGTGGATTTATTCCTATAGGATCCAGAGAAAGAGCTGATGATGTACCAGCTAGACTTTCTGAAAATGAATTTGTAATGACTGCTGATGCAGTTAGAGCAGCTGGTGGTGGCAGTGTGAATAGAGGTGCGAAGAGAATGTATGATTTAATGCACAACTTGGAGGCTAGAGCATAATGGCAGAAAACGTTACAATAAATAAACCGGCACCGATACTTACAGGCTCACTTACAGCCTTTTTAAATGAATTAGATAAACTAGGAAAAGGCGCAGTACCATCTACCTTTACAGGTATTGATACATCTGCGTATGCACCACAAGTTGCAGGCCAAACACAAATGCAAAAAGATGCTGCCACAGCTGCAGCAGGTTTAGGAGCATTAACAGGTCCAGATGCATACAAACCTTATATGTCTCCTTACCAACAACAGGTAATGGATGCAACGCTAGCCGAATTTGACAGACAACAAACTATTGGTGGTTTAGGTTTAAGAGATAGAGCCATTCAATCAGGTGCATATGGTGGTGGTAGAGAAGGAATTATGCAAGCAGAATATATGAATCAAGGTGCAATGAACAGAGCACAACTACAAGCACAATTATTAAACCAAGGATTTCAACAAGCACAACAAGCCGCAGCTGCGGACCTTGCAGCACAACAAGGTCTTGGAACTTATCAAAGTCAGCTAGGCCAACAACAACAACAAGTAGCACAAGCTCAACTTGATGCAGCGCAGATCTTT